GTTTGGGTGGCTAGTAACTTATCTGTTCCTTTTTGGATGGTAGGACATGTTCACCTAACTATGAACGTTTATGATGATATTAAAGAAATTATAGCATCATTCGGTATGAATATATTAGTTGCTACCGGATTTTATTTAGATTGGAAAAAACATAAAAAAGAAAACTATGAGCAATAAACCACAGATGAATGTCAATATTGACATTAAAAACACTAGAGCAATCACATCACCTGAAGGCAATCAAGTATTTGCTGAAGGAGTTATTTTACGTAAAGTATCTCGTTTTGTAACAGGTACATCAGAAGATGGAGTTATTCCAGTACCTGTATTTTATGATGTAAAAACAGGAAATGTATTAGTAGAATTGCTTCCTAAAGAATTAAGAGCCGAATTCGAAGAAGAATCAAATGACAATATTTGATTGGCTTAAAGAGATAACAACAACGAAATCAGCTTGGTCTTCTTTTACAGAAGACCAGCAAAATTCGTTTAATTCTTACATGGTTCATCGGTTTGTTAGTATGTATGAGGAGTATACTGAGGTTGCTAATTATGGCCAAAGGATACCATATCCCGAAAAAGAAAAAACCTATAAATATTACTGCCATATGTTACCTAAAAAGAATGTTTTCCTTAAGTATGTGAAAAGTTCACGTAAAAAATCAAACGAACAATTATTACAACACATTGCCAATCATTTTACAGTATCGTTAGGTGAGGCAGAGGAATATATTGAGTTATTAAAAAAATCCGGAGTAGAACAAATCCTTGAAAAATCAGGGGTTGACGAAAAGGAAATAAAAAAGTTATTAAAAGAAGTTAAATGACAAAAAACAGCGATTTAGGAATTGTAGGGAAACACCCTCAAGTTAGAACAGTTATAAAAACAGATTCAGTAGTAGATTCTATTGTTGATAGTTTTATCTCTAGAGCATCCCAAGGTAAAGAAAAATATGGGAATACCCTTGATAGACAAGATTTATCTGTATTAGATTGGATTGAACATGCTCAACAAGAACTACAAGATGGTATTTTGTATCTTGAAAAACTAAAACAAACATTAAAAGGAAAATAAATTATGGAACCTTGGAATAGAAGAATTATTGACGAAAAATATCATTATTTATGTAATTCACCATCAGATATTAATGAACATCTCCCAACATTTAGACGTTATGCTAGAGAATGTGATACTATTGTTGAACTAGGAACAAGATGGATTGTAGGCACTTGGGGATTTTTAATGGGATTATCAGATCCTGCTAGAAATAATTGGTCAAATAGACCATTTAATAAAAAACTTATTAGTATAGATATTGATAATCCTGAGATACATGGCTCTAACTTAAATGAAGTTTATCTTGGAGCTAGACAATGGGATATTAGTTTTGAATTTAGACAAGAAAATACTCTTGAAAATGAAATTGAAGAGTGTGATTTCTTATTTTTAGATACATGGCATTCCTATGACCAAGTAAAAGGTGAATTAATCCGCCATGCTGATAAAGCTAAAAAGTATATTGGTTTTCATGACACTCAATACTATGATTTTAACGATATGAGTGGAACCCAAGGTATTTGGCCAGCAATTGAAGAATTTTTATATTCAAATCGTAACTGGTACATTTATGAAAAATTTGCTAATAATCAAGGGGTAACTATCTTAAAAAGAAAATATTAATGATTAGTTTTATAATTCCAACAGTATATAAAGCACCTCAATTATCGAAATTAATTCAAAATTTAGAGGATTGTGAACTAGTTACTGAAATTATTTTATATGAAAATGCTCCAAATAATGGAATGTTAGATAATATATCTTCTGATAAGTTAATTATCAAAAAATATACAAAAAATGATTTTTGTAATAAAGCATGGAATTATGGAGCTGAAAATAGTAAAAATTACTATTATGCTTTATGTAATGATGATATATTATTCCCAACATCTATAATAGATGATGTTCTTCATTTTTATAAGCTTAGACCTAAATCGGGATTTATAGGAATGCATAAAACTCAATTTGATACAGTTTGTAAACCTAATGTTTATGGTTTTATAGAAAGAGAAGTTTGGTATATGGATGGGGGATGGGGTTCTTTAATTTTTAATCATAAAGATAATAATGTTATTATCCCTAGTGAATTAAAACAGTGGTGTGGTGATACTTATTTTCTTTATTATAGTAAATACCCTTGTTATAATTATTTTGGTGAAAAATTTTATACCAATTATCAAAACCATAGTACTTCTACAGATAATAAACTTATAAATACAGTATGTGTACAAGATTGTAAAATTTTTGAAGAAAAGTATAAATTAGAAAAACCCATTTGGGCATAAGTTGTGGCTAAAAAGAAAAAAATACCTGCTATTGTAAAACAAATACAAAAGCAACCTATTAATGAGGTTAATTATGCGACTCAAAAATCGATCTCGTATAGTCAACTTTCAATGTATACTAACTGCCCACATAAATGGTCTTTACAGTATAAAGACGGTCACTACACGTCTGAAGCATCGATCCATATGACATTCGGGACGGCATTACACGAAACCTTACAACATTATATAACAACTATATACGAGATAAGTGGTGCCGAAGCAGACAGAATTGATTTAGATGCTTATTTTGAGGAACGTTTTAGAGAAACATATTTAAAAGATTATAAGTCAAATAAAAAAGTACACTTTAGTGATCCTGTCCAAATGAAAGAATTTTTTGAAGATGGACTTGAAATTATTAAAGTTGTAAAGAAAAACAGAGGCAGTCATTTTGGTAAACGAGGTTGGTATTTAGTGGGTTGTGAGGTTCCTATTGTTTTAACCCCACTACCTCAATTTAGTAATGTTTTATATAAAGGTTACTTAGATGTTGTTTTATACCATGAACCAACTAATAGTTTTAAAATCCTAGATATTAAAACATCTACTAAGGGTTGGAGTGATTATGAGAAAAAAGATGAAACAAAACAATTTCAATTAATTCTCTATAAATACTTTTTTGCTAAACAATTTGGAGTTGAAATTGATAAAATTGATATTGAATTCTTTATCGTTAAACGTAAAATATGGGCTGAATCCCCATTTCCACTATCTAGAATCCAAGAATTTAAACCAGCATCTGGTAAAGTTAAAATGAACAAAGCCGTAAACGCTGTAACAAGTTTTATAGAAGGTGTATTTAATACAAACGGTTCTTATAAAGATATAACTCATGAACCAAACCCATCTCTTAATAGTTGTAAATATTGCCCTTTTAAAGATAATAAAGAACTTTGTAATAAAGGAATAAATTAAATAATATGAAAGAAATAGTATTAATTTCAGCCTACACTCCAGATACTGAAAAGCAAGACAATCTTAGAGAATTAATTAAGTCTTTAAAAGAACTTAATTATAGAATATGTTTAGCTACCCATTCTCATACTCCATTAGATATAATAAATAGATGTGATTATTATTTGTATGATAAAGAAAATGAATTATTATATAATCCGGACATAAAATATTTTTATATTTGTCAAACAGAAAAACATATATTTAACTTTAGAGATTATTTAGCTGTATCAACTCATATGCTTCCTATTTTTAGAAGTTATTTAGGTAGTTTAGCTTATTTAAAATCAATGGGAGAGGAAATAGTACATATGATTTTATATGATACTATTGTAAAAAATAGAGAAATGTGGGATAAAAATGTAGAAATACTAAAAGAAAAAGATGCTGTATTTTATTCATTTTCTAGAGGATATGAATATGATAAATTAGTTAATGTAGCAGATATTCAAAGTATTAATATAAAAAATCTTCCTTATGATCTTTTAAATTTTAATCCCGAAGAATTAAAAAAACAATACAAAGAATATTATAATAATTTACAATATCCTGTATTTGAAAGAATGGTTTTTAGTAATATATGGAGTAAATTAGACTATCATTTATTTAAAGTAGAAAATGAAAAAGATTTAAGTTCTTCTTTTGATTTAAATCTAGCTCAACTTGATTATAATAAAGGTGAAAATACAACAATACACATCTATAATGGTAAATATTATTTCTTTCATAATAACAATACAGGAAATAATGATGTAAATTATTTTGAAATTATTATTAATAAAATTCATTGTATAAACATAGCATGTGAGTTTTTCTCTTGGAGATGGATTCCGTTGGAATTTGATAATATAGAAAACATAAAAATTTATAAAAATAATGTTTTTATTAAGGAATTAGATTTAACAAGTGAAGAAGGTAAACAGTGGGTAACAATACATTCTTCTGTTACAGATAGGTAATTTTAAAGAATCCACATATATTTATATACGATAATAAAATAAAAGCTATGACAAATAAAAAGGATATGACATTAACCTCTGTAAAAGTACAGAGTGAGTTATTCGAGGATTTCAAGATTGCCTGTGTTAAGTAC